CAGCGTAAGATTTTAAAGTGTTAGATATTTTTTGTAATTCATCTCTAAAATAATCAGACATACCATTTTGAGATATTTCTGTTAAACCGTCTCTTGAAAGTCTTAATATAGAACCTCTATACGGGTCAGCAAAATATCTTCTCATACCAAAGTCAGCAAAACTCTCTGGATTATTGCCTATACCAAATTCTCCAGCATATGGTATTGTTTGGCCTAGAACAGTTCCAGGAGGATTAGTTGCAGTACCATCTTCTGAAGTATATATAGTATCTTTATCTATTAAACTTTGGCTAACTTTGTTTTCTTGAAAAATAATTAAATTAGTATCGTAAGATTGAGTTCTTTTTATTTCTCCATAGTAAGGATCTATAGACTTACTTATATTTTGAGCAACACTAAATACATTTGTTCTATTAACACCAGTATTTGCGTTATACACTCCAGAATATATCAAACTATTAAATCGATGTCTTTGGTCTATCAAGTCTTCATTTAAATAAGCTCTTACGCCTAAATCAACTATAGTATTATTATATCCACCAACAATTCTAGCTTCTTCAATTACCCAATTTCTTTTGTAATCAGCAGGAACAATACTCATATTATTTGGATATGTAGGATAACCAGCTGGATTCCAAGGTAAACCTGGCCAATAAGAGTCTAAACCAGGTTGCCCGCCTGGAGCTTGTGTTACTACTTTTTTATTCCAAAAAGCGTTGTAATAAGATACTTTAGTTATTGCTGACATATGTTATATATTAATTAGCTAGTAAAGCTCTAACAGTGTATTCTGTAAATAATCCACCTCCGTCATATAGTTTGAAGTTAATATCATATCTAGCAGTTGAACCTACGCCAGGATCTTGTGGTGGTCCTATAGCACTTGGATCTATATATATACCTAAACCGGTTGATGAATTATCATTTGGATCTAAAATGCCAGTTGTAGTTCCACTGTCTAACAACGCAGGACCAGTAATTATATTACCGTTAAAAGCTTGTTGATCACCGCTCACAAAAGTAGCTGACAAATTAAGTATAGAAAGTTCTCTTGTTTGATTTGAATTACTTGGGCTAATTACAGAACCATTAGTAGGATTACCATTAGTATTGCCAGTAAACTCAAGAGGAGTTCTTAAATTACCATATGTCAATAAACTTCCTAGATATATCATATTGTTATATTCTGGACCTGTATTAACTCCTTGATCACCCCAATCAAAAGTTGTTGCAGGTGGAGTATTAAATGTCCAACTAGGAGCAATATTAGAAAGACCTAAAGTAAAACTATCTGTTAAAGACCTATAACTAACAATAGAACTTACTGTAAAAGTGTATTGATTAAAACCTAATGCTTCTGATTGTCCGTAATAAACGCTTTCAGCTGTTGGGGTATTTTTAGTTTTTATAACAAAGCTACCATTATTATTATTTACTAAATCAAATAAATTGTTTACAAAATTACCTCCAGGACTTACAGTTACAGAATCTAAAACAAAAGAAGCGTTAATATCCACTAAGTTATTTCCAGCAAAATCTGTTGGATAAATGTTATTTGTTACAAAAGCTAATGTACCTTCATTTTCAAACCAAGAAGTTCCAGGATCAGAATAACCATAAGGTGTAGTTGAATCACCTGTAGTTATTTCAGTGTTAAGCGTATCTATTAAACCAGAAGTTGATGTTTCCCAATAAATTTCTAAATTAGAAAAATCTGGTTTAGTTTCGTAAATAGCTAAGTTTAAAGGAAAATAAGTATCATCATTAGAAGCAGAACTATCATTAAAATCTACAGGTTCACCTATATTTGGCGCTAAATTATCTACTGGGTTAGTAAAATTAGAGGGTCTAGTTGATATTCTACCTATTAAAGGATTATTTTCAGCATTATAAAAAGGTGAAGAATTTAAAGATACTTCATCAAAAGTAATTGAAGAACCAGTGTTATTAGTGTAAGAAGGTGAAAATTTAATCTTTGCGTTTATTTCACCATTACTTCCAGCTACAGCTATATAAGATACTAATTTTTTATTATTAAATAAAATAGTACCATCATCTTTTTTTGCACTAACTCTTTGTCCTATAACAGCATCTGACCTAAAATTACCTTCAACAACTATCGTGTCAGTTGAAGCTGCGCTAGCTAACGTGTCTATACTTTTCTGTGAGATAACATTTGAAGAACCTATATTTAAATCTTTTTGAGTACCTATAGTACTAACAAAATCTGGAGTTATAGTAGGATAAAACTGAACATTACCATCAGTAACAGGGCTAGTAGCATAGTTTATATTAGTAACTCTTCCAAATAAATTTACAGAACTTCTAAACTCTTTTGCTTCAGGACCTACATCAGTTAAATCTTTTGGAACTTTATTAACGTTGTCAGAAAACAAAGATATATGAGCAGTTCTATTCAGTTCTTTAGTAGCGTCATTTGGGTAAGCGTTTAATATAGACGGTAAATAAACGTTATAGTAATCTTGTTCTTGTTGCTTGATAACTACTTTCCAACTATACCAACCTAATGGATTAGTAGCACTATATAAACCAGGATAACCAGGTTTATTTAAAGTTAATGGTATTGCTTTTTTCCATAATATTTCTATACCTTCACCATTCCAAGATGTAGTAGATGTATTCAAAGGTATATCTGAAGGAGTTCTATAGTTGTTATATAAAGTAGAACCTTTAAAAGTATCTACTAAACCAGGAATAACACCATCATCAACTTCTGATAGTATAACATCTGATTGTCTTCCATATCTATCTGATAAAACTATACCAACTTGGTAAGTTCTATTTTGTTTTAAAGTATGGTTTTGATATTCTATAGCTTGGCTAGTAGTTTTATCTACTGGATTTACATTATAATCCAAGGTCTCAGGACTAGTATGTTTGTCGTAGTAATTAGAGTATATTACTCTATTGCCAGAGCAAGAAAGAGTAAAAGCTCTTACAGGAGCTTTATCATATACTCTAGTATATTCATTATCAGGAAGAGTTCTTATTGGTTTTCTTGATTGATAGTCATACTGCAACTTGTTTATACTAACGTTTGATAGGTTACTATTTTCTATAGTATCTAATACTTTTATAGAAGTTTGATCAGCTTCTTTTATTAATATTTCTAATTCTTTTATTTTTAAATCTGAAACTGCATTAGCCCATGAAGAAGATGAAGAAGGGCAGTTAAGTATTAATCCTACCTCATCTATTTTGTTACGCATTATTCTATTAACAGTACTAGAATATGCATATTCTTCATCAGAATCTCCAGTTATAGATTGTCCATCAGTAGTATTAAAAGTTTCTTTTAAAAAATATCCATCATTTTCTGGTACAAAAGCTATTTGAGTAAACGGAGCTATTAAAGAATATTCATCATCTTCAAACTTAAATCTATAGCTAAATCTTACAAATCTTTCTTTTAAATAATCTTTATCACCAGGCCAATTAGCATCGTAGTCTGGATTTAAATTAGTACCTGATGTAGCAGGTGGAGGTAGATATTGATCAGTTTTATTTTTCATTGTAGAAATTTGTTGAACTGTCAATGTTATTTGTCCATCTCCTACTCTTGGATAAACATCAATTACATCGCCATTAGTATAACCAACTCCAGGGTCTGTAATTTCTATACCAGTTATTCCACTATTTGGTCCTCCTACAGAGGTTATAGTAACTATTAAACCTTCACCAGTACCACCTTGAATTTGACTAACAGGAACTTCAAAAGGTAGTGTTAAACTACCATAGCCAGATCCTGAGTCACTTATAGTAACTGCTGTTACTTCTTCTTTAGTTAAAGATATTGGAGTATATGGATAGTATTTTAAAACAGATATATCATCTTCTGAGCTATAATAATTAGGATTTGAAATAGCTGTTGTAATATTTATTCTTCTTGGTTGATTCCTATTATCAGTAAAAAACAATATGTTTTCTATCATATCAACACCTGTGATATTGCTAGTTTTAGAAAAGTTTAAAAAACTACCATTAACTAATATATTAGAAGTGTTGTTTTGAGCATTATAACTACATATATAGTGTTTCGAAGCTGTAGAAGCAAAATTACTTAATCCGCTCTCAGATGAATCAGTGTAGTTAGTAATAAAAAAATATATATTATCATTTAACTCATCTACATAATAACCTATTATCTCTAAATGCTTATCAGTTAATCCAAAATTTGTTAACTCTACATTTCCTAATATATTTTGAACAGTACCAACACTATCTCCCTCAGATCTACTTATAACAATGTTTTGTGCGTCTCTATACTGGCCATTAGGAATAAGCCTAGCATCTAGGTCTTTATTCATTTTAGCTTGTAAGAAATTATTTTTAACTTCTGCCATGTTTAATGTTTAATCCATTTAGATTTACCACGCATTACTTGAGTAAATTCTTCAAGTTTAATATTACTTAACCTTATTTTAGCATTTCTTAATTTAGCTGATCTTTCTCTTTTATATCTTTGAACTATGTATTCAGGAAAATTAGCTCTAGAAGCTACTATAGCATGCATTATATGAGCATATAAAGCATCTTCTGCCATCTTAGGCACTTTTGTATCTGAATCATATGCTAAGCCATCAGAGATGTATTCTAATATAATTAATTGATTTACTAAACTACTAGAAAAACTAAACTTACCTTCTCTTTCATTTATGGTAAACCAGCCATTTTTTTGAGAAACTTGTGGTTCTAAACCATATCTTTCGCCGTAAGCCATTTTCCACCACGACCAATCGTATACATTTGCATATTCAAACTGTTCAGTAGTTAATTGTCCTGTAACGTTTAAATTATTATTAGTCTTCCATCTTTCGTCCGTTATAGCTTGCTGAGACTCTAAGTTTTCACCATTAACATCTTGTTCAGGTATTCCATCTACGTTTTGTAATAAAGGCTGTGTTGGATTACTAGTTAAAGTAGTTGGATATATAATATGTTTAACACCAGATGAATCAACCCAAGATAATTGAACATAGTTAACATAATCTTGAGGTATAGCTAAAGATAAACTTGGTGGTATTGTAAGCTCTTGTGATTTAACAGATTTTAAAGTATCATAGCTAAATTCTTGTAATCCTCTTTTTGCGTGAAATATAACATCGGATCTTTTAGCTCTTGGTATTATTTTATCTAAACCAACATAAGCAACCATAAAATTATTAACGATGTCAGTTAAACTTACATAAGCATAGCTACCATAATTATCCCATATTGATTGTTCTAATAATTGTATAACAATTACATCTGTTAAAACAGGTGCAACTACTAAAGTTATAGAATTACCACTAACAGTATAATCAGTAGTTAGAGTTAGTTCAACATTATTTTTTAATACTTTAAAATTAGGATTAGGTGATAAAGTAAGATTAGTATCACCCGTCCAAGTGTATGGACCTGTACTTACAGAATTAGTAAAAGCTTGTTGACCAGCATAGTATTGAGCATTGGTTTCATTTATTAATCCCATATCTTATTATCTTTTTGAATTTACTTCTTCTTGAGCTAGCTCTTGTGATGCTGCTTGAATTATTTGTGGGTCTCTTATTACAATACCCGAATATTTTAATATCTCTAGTATAACTTCTGTTTGTTGACTTTCGCTTATTTCAAAGTTTACAGATCCAGTAGTAGGAATTATACCAGCACCTGTATTAGTTGGTTCATATATATATTGACCTAGTGAACCAGAACTATAAGCCCAAACAACATCTAAAGGTTTTCTAATATAATTAAAACCAATGTTAGATACTTGTGGCCCTGTTACAGCTGGATAAACCGTTAATTTGTCTTCTTGATATATAGCTACTGGGAAATCAGTAGTTGGTTGAGTAAGCGGAGATAATTTTTGTCTATGATATTCTCTTTTACTTACTATTTGTATTTCTGGAGAGTTAGTACCTGTTTCGTAAAAAGCAGATCCAAATCTATGCAAGTCTGTAGGTTGTGTATAGACATTAACAGCTACAGCTGATGCACTTTCGTTTTTCTCAAATACTTGAAATTCTTCACGAATGTGATCCATTCTAGATGCAAATTCTACATCTGTTTTAGGCATACGTATATATTGGTTATAGTCTTCAAAAAACTTTTCAAATATTTCTAATTGAACTTGAGTAGCTATTTTATTAAACTCATCAGGTGTTAAATATCCTCTTTGTTCTTTATTAAGAATACTTAATACTGTGGTATATACCGTATTTACGTTTATTGCCATTTTAATATTTTTAAAAAAAAGGGTGGCGTAAACCACCCTTATTTATAGTCACTTGTTATTTAAGTTTTTTATCTATTGATTTATAAACTTCAAGTCCTTCATCTGTTTTAAACCACGCAGCCATAGCTGAATATGGATTTTCATCAAAAGGTACTGTCATTAGTTTACGACCATTAGCAGCCCATTTAAATGTTCTTTGATCATCATCAAGTTTTACTATTCTAGCTTCAACAGCTCTAATTGCAAAATTTCTTAATTCAACATTTTCATCTTGAGCTAAATCTAATAATAAAGCAGGTTGCTGCTTAGCAAAAAGTAATAAATCTCTTTTTAACTCTTTAGAGCTTAATTCAGTAACAGAAGAACCTTTTTCTACTCTTAAAATAGCTTCAGCTTTGTCTATATCCATATCGTAAGCCATATTCATAGCTGCTATTTCCATTTCAAGATGATCAAATTGATCAATAGCTTCTTCAACCTTATCGTGCTCAGCAAACAAAACTCCTTTATGAGGATGTTTAGCTAGAAACTCTTGTAAATTTCTTTTTTCTTTAGGAACCATTAAATGCCCAGATTCAAAAACAATATGTTTTAAAGTAGCTGGACCATTTTGCTCATCTACAAATATGCTTTTTTGGTTAGTAGCATATCTCATTTCTCTTTCATAACCTTTTTCTGAGTCAAACCATACACATGGATATCGCTTAGAATGTCTAGATGTTATTGTAAATGTTAGTGGCGTTTTACTTCCTAATAAATAGTAATTTCTATCTTTATACTCCCAATTATCTTTTTTTGGAGTTTGTTTTTCTTTTGTTTCCATAATATAATATAATATAATAATTAAAAAGACCCCGCCGAAGCGGGATCTTATTATTTAGTTGTTAAACTGTAACAACTATTCCAGGAGTAGTTGTAGCTACGCCTGACATATCTACAGCAACACCACCGCCACCATCAACTTTCTTGATAGCAGCTTTTACTCTTTTTGTAATTTCTACACCATTTGATGCTGAAGTAATCACAACAGAACTTAAAGCAGCGTTTCCGTAGCTTATAGTACAAGTATTTGTAGCACCAGCAATTTTAACAACGCCGTCTAAAAATACTACTTCTTCGATGCTATTATGTGCATCTTCTATATATAATTGTGCCATTTTCTTATTTTTTTAAATGTTAATAATTAATTAAGCTCCTTTAAATAACACGAAGTTATTAGCAGCTTGAGTTACTAAACATCTCTCAGATAAGAAATTAACTCTCATAACATCAAGATCAGAAGTGTAAGCTCCACCTACAGATCCAGTGATCCAAGATTTCATCTTTCTATCTTCAGATTCAGAAGCTCTATATCTTACGTGTAAGAATGGTCGTCTGATATTTGATCCTAACATTTGATCGTATACTGTAGTAGTACCAGCAGGAACTAATACACCATCAATCTCATTACTTAATCCTCTAGTTGTAGCATCGTTTAGATATTTCCAATCAGTTTTGTAGAAGTCATAAGAACCTCTTCTAAAACCAGAAAATCCAAAGTTTAACGCCATGTCACCGTCGTTCTCAAATAATCCGAAAGAAGCAGCTTGAGTAGAAGCAAATCCACCATTAACAGCGGCAATCATATCATCAAAATCAAGAGCAGTAGCTCTAGATAAGAATAACATGTTTTCTTCAATAGCACCTTGCTTGTCTAGTTGTTTAAGAATTTCATCAAAATCACCTAAAGCACCAGCGCCAGGAGCAGCAGCTCCAGCAAATCCAGAATATACATTACCTCTATCTTCGATAGCAGCAAATAAACCTTCAGTACCTTTGATATTTTGTTGTGTAGCAGGAGCTTGAGCTGGAGTTGGTGTAAAACCAGTACCAAAGCTAGTAGCAGCAGTACTCATTAATTCACCTTCAACCATCGCCATTTCAAGATAATCTTCAAATCTCAATCTAGTTTCAGACTCAGCTTTTAGATACCATAAGTATCCAGATTGTCCATCTTCAGTAGCAACTTCGATCCATCCAATTTGAGCAACATCAGAACCAGCTAGTTCATAATTGTCTTTAAGTATAATTGGAGAATTTTTACGAGTAGTTACACCTGGCTCAATAGCTCCAGACATTCCATTAGTTCCTTTTGGAAATTCAGAACCATATACAAATAAACTACAAGTACCACCAGTAATAGCAGCAGGAGCAGCAGCATCATAAGCTTCTGCAACTAAAGTATAACCATCAGCGTTAGAACTTACTACTAACACTTTCATGCTAACTAAACCAGTACCGTTGTCAGTAATTAACAATGTATTACCAACTCTAATACCTGAACTAGCAGGATTGTTAGCACCTGGTGTTATTACAATGTCAATTTTTGGAAAACCACCAGCGTTAACAGTTACAGCTACATTATCATAAGCAACGTGTAATCTATTTTGCTCTGTCCAAATTACTTGATCAGATGTCATTGGCATTTCAGCGCCAACCATTCTCAAGAAACCTCCTAAAGTTCGGTTTCCGTATCTTTCTACTTCAGCTTCATAAAGCTCAGGTAGATATTGTTGTGCCCATTGCGAAAAACCAGCGCCTTGAAAATCGATATAATTATCTTGTACAGCTACTTGATTTGGCATTGGGGTAATAGAGGCTGGGAAGCCCCCTCCAGATAATCCCATAATTTCTGTTTTTTTTAGTTGTTGTTATTTTTTTATTTTAAATTTCAACTTAGAACTATCTGCGCCAGTGACTGCTTTTACTTTTAATCCATTAATAAACACATCACCTCCAGCTTGTGGCCTTGGTTCACTTGTTATATTTTTAGATTTTGCCATCATATCTTTAATAGCGTCGGCTTTACCTTGCTCGTAAAAATGATTAGCAATAGTATCTGCATTGTCAGCAGCGTAAATAGCTTTGTGATAACCTACAGTATCAACAACTTCACCCTCATTGTTTAAGAACTTCTTAACAAACGTGTTTAAGTTTGACTGTTTTTCTGCAACATCATAAGCATTTGCAACATTGTATCTAAATTTCTTTTCACCTAAGTTAAATTCAAAACCTTTGAAATCATCAGTAAAAAACTTATTAGTTTTATCTTGAAACGTTTTATGACGCTGTTCAGCTATTTGTTGTTCTTTGTTGTATCTATTGAAAAAGTCCATGGCTTTTTGTTGTTCCTGAGTTACGCCGGGTCTCAACTTGATTTCGTCGTAATATTTACTCTTGGTATCGTCCAAAAACTTTCGGGCTTTAGCAATTTCTTCTTTATAAGCGAGTTTTTTCTTTTTAATATCTCGCTCTTCATCTACATCTTCATCATATGAAAAATTATCTTCCATAATGAAATTTATTTCTTCTTGATCAAGATGTGGTTTAGTATTTTTATAATATTCTCTAAGTAAAGAAGTATCATCTATTTTAGAATAATCTCTATTTAATCTAGCATAATCTTCTATAGTTCCACCTGTTTCTTCCATAAAAGAAACTAATTTTTCAATATTTTCAGGTAATGGTTTTCCAGTAACCTTTTCATCTCTTATAGCTTCTTTATATTCTTTTTTAACTTCTTCTACTTCTTTAGCAGCTTCTTCAGTTATTTCAGATATAGGTGATACTATTTCTTTTTCTTCTTTAGCTTCAGTGGCAACGATTTTTTCTTCGTGTGTTTCTCCCACTTCTTTGCCATCTCCGGATGGTTCGCGTACATCCACTTTCGTTGTGCTTGACTCTTGAACGGCATCTTTTTTTGTTTCTTCTTTTACTTCTTCTTTTTTACTTAAATCAAGTTTATGAACTTTATTTGATTTAGTTTTTATTGAAGGTTTTTTAGCCTTAACCTTCAAGGGCTTTACTTCTTCTTTTTCTGACATAATATAATATAATAGTTAATAAAATATTAGGTTTTAACCTAATAATGGGTTTTGTTGATTTGATTCAAAATCAGTTGGTAATAAATCGTTTTTACGTTGATCAATAAGTTGGCTTTGTTGAGTAGCTTGTATTCTTGTTCTTTCGTCTTTACGATCTTCAATCATTTTTTCTTTTGCACTCATCTGATCTTTTTCCATTTGTTTTAATTTAATATCATATTGATATTTTAATTCTAACAATTGTCTATCTATTTCAGCTTTTTGTTGCATTTGGTTTATTTCAAATTGAGATTTAGCTTGTTCTACTTGAACTTCTGTCTCAGCTAAAGCTTGTTGCTTTTGCATTTCTGCTAATGCTGCTTTTTCAGCAGTTTCAGCATTTGCTTGAGCTTGAGCCTGTATATTAGCTTGAGCAGCTTGTTGATCTCGTTTTTGTTTAGCTTTTCTTCTTTGCTTAAGCATTTGATTAGCTAACTTAATATTTTTAATTTCTCTTAAATCTATAGCATCTTCTAAATCTATACCACCTGATTTTAAAGCTATTTGAATATTTTGTTCTAAAACTTGTTTCTCTTCTTCATCAGGTTCAAGCTCTAAGAATATACCAAAATCATGTATATTTAAATCAGTTAGTTCATCTAGCGTAGCTACGTTATATCTTGATATACTATTTTCTAAAGCTTGTCTAGTAAATGGAAACTCTAATGAATCTGCTATTCTAAGAGATATATTTTCACATGTTCTAGAAGTTAAGTAAAGCATTGCTTGCATTAAATGCCTAGTTGCAGTATTACTATTAGCAGCAGCTAATTTTTGTAAGCCTACTAAAGCATTTTTATCAGGGGTTGATCCATCTCTTGCTTCGTTAAGTCCGGTTACATCCCTTATCATTTGTAAATAGTATTGATAAGTTTGTATAAGACTTTGTATTTTAGCACCGCCTGATCCAGTCTGTAATTCTTGTATTGGAACTTTACCTCTATTTAAGTCACCATCTTGAGTTAAACTTCTACCTACAATAGAACCAGTTTGGAAATACATATTTAAAGCTTCAGCTGGATTATAATTAGTACCATTGCCTAAATCAACTTCAGCTAAACCATCCATATCTAAATAAACACCATCAGGTACTACTCTTGATAGTACTTGTTGTATTTTAAGATGCGTTAATTGAATCATATCAGCAAAACCAGTGATACGATTAACTAATGAATCTATACGTCCTTTATACATTCTAGGAGCGCATATATTATAATTCATTTTAATCCTTGCAGTATCAGCAGTTGGTCTAGTCATATTCTCTGCTAACTCCCATTTTAACATCATAGGATGTCCTAATATTTTAGCTCCACTATATAGTGTTTCTATAGTTCTAGAAACTCTATCAAAATTAT